TAGTGGAATCATAGACTTTAACCGCTTCATCAAGATGCCGGAGGCTTTGTTGGATACAACATCGCCGTCAGCAACGAGACGAGTTGAAGAGGCTAAGGAGCGCGACCCTAAATTCGATTTGTCCAATGGTGTACACCTCGGGGATATCAAGGGAGCAAAGTTGGCTCAACTTCTAGAGCGTGAGGCTGAACTTAGAGACAAGTATGGCTACGATAACTGGTACGACTGGTCAATCGCAAACTGGGGGACCAAGTGGAACGCAGTGGACCCAACCTTTGTCTCGGAGGAGGAGTCCAATGGGATAACCACATTCGTCTTTCACTTTCAAACAGCATGGACTATGCCGGAGGGAATCATAAACTCTATGGTTCAAATGTGTAAGGCAATGAAAGTGCAGGTTGAGATTCAAAGTGAGGAAGAGGGGAGTTTCTTTGACTGCCTTACTACAATCAAGCCAAACTACTACGAGGTAAATATTGGTGAGCCTTTCTACTACCTAGAAGATAAGGATGGGAACATCATTAAAATTACCGATGACATCGACGATGAGGAGCTGAGAGCACTCGGCTTAGACCCGGATGAAATCACTGGAAATCAAAGAGGTTTCGTGTGCGACAACACTGGGGATTTGTTTATTGATTTTAAAAGAACTAAAGCAAAGGTTTATGCAGCAGGAGAAAAGGCTTAATATCACACAAAAGGTTCTCGGGTTTATCAAAAGAGAAAAGCCCGAGCACCTGCACCAAATCCAATCGTTTGTGAGAGCGGTAAGCAACGCTAAGAGTGACACCAACGAGGGGTTCTATTCAAGTAATCTTAAGAGGTTACTAGATCGAGGATTAATCCATCGGATTCACACTGGTAAATACATAGTGACTGAACTCGGGGATTTATATATCGAAGACCGAATGGCTGCCAATAGGATTATAATCCAGGAGCACCACAAAATCAAAATCAAAGATGCTATAGAACTGCTAGAGCAAATCAAGCAACAGCTGATTGATGGAGAGTACGAAGAAGGAGATGTAATCACCATAAAAGTTTAGTCATGAAATACTATGTAACATACAACCCGGATACACAGAAGTTTGACCTGCGAGATAAAGAGCAGTGCAAGACTATATTTTCATCACACTCTAGAGGCCAGTGTGAAGCACGCCTGGAGCAGCTGGTGAGTCAAACATACAAGCCCCATATGGAAAGAGTGTACTACCTCTGCGACCGCATGGATGATGTGCTTCAAGTTATACATCAAAGATACGAGGGGGGATATGATCTAACTGAATACGATTTGCGTCGCGCCTTGCACATACAAGAGGAGATTAAGATGGCGCTTGGAATACCAGTGAAAAATAATTAAATTAGCAATACTAAATTCAATTCATTATGAGCAAATTAAATGCAGCACTTGTAAAAGTGCAGGCGGAGTTGAAAGCGCCGAAAGGTCAGTTCAACAAGTTCGGAAACTACAACTATCGTAGCGCCGAAGACATCTTAGAAGCAGTGAAGCCGCTGCTTAGTACTAATGGTTTGTCTATGACCATTTCAGATGAGGTCAAAGAGATGGCCGGAATTCTATTCATTGAATCTACAGTCCAGGTTACTGACGGAGAGTCCGCAGCAGAGGTGAGAGCCCAGGCAGGTATCGACCCTAACCGCAAGGGTATGGACATCGCTCAGTGCTTCGGGGCTTCGAGCTCATACGCACGGAAGTATGCACTCAATGGTATGTTCTTGATTGATGATACTAAAGACGCTGACGCTACCAATACTCATGGTAAGAAGACAGCTTCTGCACCAGTGAAAGACGGAGAGTGGTTTACTAAAGCGATAGACTATATCAAGAATAGCAAGGACAAGAAACAAGCATTCGATATGGTGCTCAGTAAGTACAAAGACTCTGCGAGTGCCAAGCAAGTAGAAGCACTGCAAAAGTTTGTGCGATAATGGAATTCGCTAAGCAACTACAAGATGCTACCGGGAAGGGATATCTTTCCTATAGCAGTATCAAACACGCTCTCAATGACATAAGGCTATGGGAAATGTACATGGCTGGTCAGCTGAGAAAAGAATCTCAAGCGCTGAGCTTTGGGAGCGTGTACGATACGCTCTTGTTTGAACCTAACGAATATCAAAACCGCTTCCACACTTTTGATGACAAAGAGATTTGCGCTGAGATTGGTGGCAAGAATCCTCGTGCTACGAAAAGGTACAAGGAATGGAAAGAAGAATTGTATGTCGATGCTAAAGCGTTGGGCAAGGATGTGGTGTCGGAAGAGGACTACATCATGGCCATAGACATGATCTCGAGATTAGATGATTGTGGACTGCTCGACAGCCATCTCACTGGTGAAGTCCAGGTGGAATTTAATACTTGGATTGAAGACATTCCGGTTCGAGGGTTCTTGGATTGCAAAGTACCTGGTACTATTATAGACAGCAAGAGCACCCGTAGTATCGGAGGTTTTAAACGGGATGTGTTTTCTTTTGGCTATGACATTCAAGCCTACATCTACACATCAGTTTATCCCGGCAATGAGTTTGCTTGGGTGGCGCAGGAGAAAGCGTACCCCTACTTACCTGCGTTGATACACGCAAGTGATGAAACACTTCGTAGTGGAGAGTTTAAGTTTTGGAAAGCTGTTGATACTATCAAAGAGCACTTCCAACTCGACCGACCTGCCACTACCTTTTACAAAGAATTCTATGTTTAATTTAATATCTATATCATGAGCCAAAACGAGAATGTTTTAGCCGGATACTTCAATGAGATGAAGGTCTGGAGTGACACGGACAGCAAGTTCGTGCCGTTTACAACTGGTGTAAGCGGAGAGTTTAGTTTCACCCTCGATGAACTTGAGGATGTGAAGAGATTTGCAACCCATAATGCAAAGACACCGCGAGTTTACTTTGAACTCAAGATGTCTCGCAAGACTGGGCGTCCTTACGCAATCGTAAAAGACCCTAGTACCTGGGGAAAGAAAGAAGATAAGCAGCCAGCGACAGCGACCCAAGAGGATAGCGATGGTCTGCCGTTCTAAGATCGAGGACACCCTATATCTAATGGTATGTTTTGCGTGGGGAATGGAGCGTGTTGGTTCTGTTCCCCCAACATACCGGGCCAAGAGAGGTGGCAGAGAAATATCGTTTACGATAGATGTGGTTAAACACAAAGACAAAACACTGTACTTACCTAACAAAGGAGAGAGTGACTACAAGATAGTCATCATACCAAACAAAGTTGGAGACAACCTAATCTTACTAGAAGGTAAAGATGTTTGGGGTCGGGAGACCATGACCTTTGAGGAGATAGCGAAACTGATTAAGTATAAAGAGCGAATCGAATACAAAAATGGAATATAATTTAGAAGACGTACCCCACTACTACATAGGAGAGCATAAGGCGATTGAAGCTATGGATGTTGTGTTGGATTTTCAGAGGAGTAATTACAATGTAGGCACAGCGCTTACGTATCTTATGAGGGCCGGAAAGAAACCAGGCAATCCAATGAAACAAGATATCATTAAAGCAATAGTACACCTTAAAAGAGAACTCGACCTTATCGACTATGAAAGTAACCATCTACCAATCAATAACGGACACCAAGAATCCCTTTCACATTCCACTTGGTACAGCACTACAACGAATCAAGTCCGGAAAGAGTAAGGACATAGTCGAGAAGATACGAGACACTGGAGAGAAAGACCTTAAGATATCATTACCTGCTGTATTGTTTAGCGGGGTTTTTGAGGAGCGTAAGGATGCTGGGTTGAAGCAGCACAGCGGATTTATTGTACTTGATATTGATGACCTCAGCAATCCTAAGGAAGTAAAGCAAACTCTATCCCTGGACTCTTATGTTTACTCGTGTTGGCTATCGCCTAGCGGTAAAGGGGTAAAGGCCTTGGTCAAGATCAATGACAGCACCAGACACCGAGAACATTTCTTTGCTATCGAAAACTATTTCGACAATCATTATAATATTGTAGTTGACCCCACCGGCAAGAATGTATCAAGAGCCTGCTACGAAAGTTACGATAGTGAACTGTATCTAAATGAAGACAGTGAAGTATTCACCGCTTATGTGAGTGAAGAGAAGAAAGAGTCTAAGCCCAAGCAGGAGCTCATTAAACCTCAAGAGTACACCGACTATAACAAGCTGAACATAGCAGCGTCTATGATACGGAATGCGGTGGACGGAGAGAAGCATCACGCCTTGTATAACGCAGCTCGATTGTGTGGCGGATACATTGCCGGAGGTAAGATGATTGAGGAGGAAGCTATCCGGGTGTTAGAGTATGAGATATCACTGAGAGACATCAAGGATTTCGATCATGCTAAGAGGACCATTAGAGATGCACTGAACGAAGGGAAGGGAATGCCTATCCACGAGGTACTCACCTTTGAAAAAACTGAGCAACGTAAGCAGCGCGTGAAGAGTGGCGACATGAGTTTCATTGCACCCACTGACGATGACTTTAAATGGATTGAAGACTTTGCTCAAGGTAAGATTGAGATGGGGTTGACCACCGGAAGTGATACCCTAGATAAATACTTTAGATACAAAAGAGAGTTTACTATACTCAACGGGCATAGCAATGTAGGTAAGACTACATTCGTACTATTCCTAATGGTAAACTCAAGCATCAAACACGGGTGGAAGTGGTGTGTGTACTCATCCGAGAACGCTACTGCTAGCACAAAGATGAGGCTGATGGAATTTGCTACCGACCGAAAGGTAGACCGCATGTCTCGCAGTGAGTTGGCTAGTGCCTACAACTGGGTGAACAAACACTTCGTGTTCTTTAGCAACAAAGACATGTATTCTTTCCACGATATCCTGGCTTTCACTGATAAAGTTAGAGAGAGTCAAAAGATAGATGCATTATTCATAGACCCGTATAACTCACTTAAGATTGACATGGGGCAGCACTCTAAGATTGGGATACACGAGTATCACTACGAAGCGGCATCAGAACTTTTAAATTACAGCGTCAACAACGAACTCGCAATTTGGTTAAACACTCACGCTGTAACTGAGGCGCAGCGACGCAAGGATGGCGAAGGCTATCCAGTTGCGCCTTACGCTGAGGACAGTGAGCATGGCGGTAAGTGGGTCAACCGCTGCTCCTGCTTCCTCACAATACATAGGAAGGTCCAGCACCACGACCCT